TTACGGAGTATGCCTGTTCCTAAATCTTTTCTCCCATACCAAGCTATCATTCGTCGTTCAATTGCGAATGCACCTATCTCAGTGAGATTACTCTCTAATATTATTATTTTTTCAGGATCCTTAGGCACAGCGATATTTTTGTGAGGGGTCCACGCTCTACCTAATTTACCCTTTCCTATGTAATAAGGAGTATTGCCATACTTACGGATATATGCGTAAACATAGAATCCGCAAGGCGGATAGAGTTTTGAATAAATATTCATGCTGATTGCTCCTTGTAGCATTAGAGTGAGTGGGGATTGCAGTCCCGCGACTCACACTTATTTATCAAAATTACACAAATTTATTATAGTATTCCTCTGCTCTGTACCACATTTTAGTTACATACTGGTCCCATTCAGCCCCTTCAATTATGAATTCTTGATACACGTTGTCTTTGGTACACATAAAGATAACACCTTTGCGTATTTTAGTACCATGAACTTCATTATGTGCGGTTCCATAAAATACTAGTTGTAAAAAGTAATCATCAATCCACTCTCGTTTTTTTAGCTTATTTGTTTGCTTGAAGTCCATAATTGCATCTGATCCACTATGAACTCCACACAAGTCAGTAGTACCTGCATATATCTTAGGATAGTGAAGTGGAACTTCTGTTCCCCAGTATTCATTACAGTTTATCAGTCCCTGCTCAATAATTTGCTTTGCCATACTATGGCTTTGTATGCTGTATGGATTTGATCCAGATGCAGTAACTATGCCAGTCTTAATATAATCCTCTAAGAATTTATGCATTCTTGTTCCGCGACTTGCAGCTTCAGTGGTAATTTCTTGTGCTTTTTGAACTCCAACGGACCTTCGCCAATTTTGTAATGCTTGTTTACTTTCTTCTGATTTGGTTGCTTCTAGTATTGTAGTAACACTTGGCAGCTTCTCGCCATCTGGTGTGGCATATCGGCGACCTTCAGAGGTATCAGTTCTTTTAATTGGTTCGTATTTATATTTGTTTGGATTATACATAATTATAGTCAATTATAGTCAATTATATTCCAAGTATCAACTGATTTGGTTAGATCCTAAAACTTTCTCCACATCCGCATTTATCACGAACATTTGGATTTAAAAATTCAAACCCTTCATTAAGTCCATTGCGGACATAATCTATTGTCATCCCTTGAAGATAGGCACAACTTTTTGGATCAACATATAAAGCGCACCCGTCACAATCAATTTTCAAATCTTCATTGAGTGGGATATCAACATATTCTAGTACATAGGCCAAACCAGAACAGCCTGTCGTTTTGACACCTATTCTGATTCCTAATCCCTTACCCCTTTTAGCAAGAGTTTGTTTTACTTTGTTGGTTGCTTTATCGGTAACAGTTATCATTGTGTTGGCATCGCATTTTGAGCCATTTGACCAACCACTTGTTGACTTTGAGTTTGATCCGGGGGTGCTTGTGTATCATCATGTCCTTTGAAGATAATTTTATCACCTTGAATATTTTTAATAACAGTATTTAATGGCGGGTTCTTAATCATATCATACAAGTCAGTTACATCTAAAACAATATCCCCGTTATCTTGTAGATAATCTAAAAACTCTTCCGTTGTATAGCTACTAGGATCAATCGCACCGCGCTCAACATCAGATTTAAGCTGATTAACAAGAACGATGAGTGTAGTACTTAACGGGTCTCCACCATCAAGTTCAAATAGAAACATATTATCTCTTTGCTCTACCTACCCCACCCGATGGAGGCATTTCTGGTTCTTCAGTTGGGGGAGGAATCGCAGATGCTTCATCACCCATATCTGCGTCCATACCAGCATCTAATCCTGCGTCCATACCAGCATCTGCCCCTAAATCAGCACCGGCATCAAACGCTGCATCTACGGTTTGACCAGTTAGACTATTCAATGCATTCTTCAATGCACTTGAAGATTCTTTTAATGAGGCAGACAGTGAATCTAATTGTGCTGAAACTGCATCATTATATGCTTGACTTTCGTTTACGCCAATTTCGCTTTCAATACTGGATACTAATGCAGGCAATTCTTTAACTTGCATTTGCCCAACATCTTCAAGCATTTTTTGTATTTGGTCTACCATGTCTTGTGCTGCGAGTACAACTTGTGACTTTTCAACTTCTTCGTTCTCAACCATGATTCTTGCTCGCGGTTGTGAGCGTAATTCAGTATAATGATCTGCAAGTGCTTGCTCCATGAATACCAGTTTCATATATGAACTTGATGATTGGATATTGTGATAGTCAGGAGTTTGTTTTGATTCATTCATCAATCCGCGAACTTTTGCAAGCATGGTTCGTGTAGATGACATTGACATGCTATCTACATTGAAAGGCATTTCATATTGTTCTGTTAATACTCTAGTAGAGTACGCACGGCGATTGTTGTTTAGTTCGGTTAGTTTCATATTTGTTTTCCAAAGAAATATATAATATATTTATCTTTTCTTTATTTAATGTGTGGATTTGTTCAACCGTTTATTTTGCCAAATTCTAGAACTAGTCACATATCCAGCTAATTCTTCAGTAATGTGCTTTCGTTCCATCTTTTCCTCTCCCATTTTAGCAAGATAAATTAATTTTTCTTCTAAATTTTTAGCCCTTTTCGCCAGATGTTGATGTATTTGAATCTCGCTATCTACACTGGCTAAGTTGTTATCTAGGGTCAATATACGATTGGATTCATATAAGCTGTTTTGTTGATCAAATGTACACCAGGCCACGGCATTCTTTAATATATTGAAGGATTTGTTTCCTGCTATACTATCTTTTATTACTATAAAACAATCGTTATTTTTTCTAATTGTATATTTGTTAAACAGAAAATAAGAACCATCTGGTCCTTGCATTATGGATAGTTCACTTAACTTATTCAAATCCATTTTGGATACTGTTTTTTCTAATTTGTGTAAAAGTTTATCACTAATCATTTTTTAATACTTTAAAATATATATTTCTTAGTTCATCGCTTGAGTCTAAGAATGCAGGAAGTTGTTTCCATTCTGTGTGACATTTGATCATAGGAACCTGATCGCAATCACGATACAATGATCCTAATTCATTTACCCCGTCATAAAACACACTGGGGTGTTGAACTGTAAAATCAAATGACCAGCAGGGATAAGATTCGTTTTCTAATTGTTCAAACAAAAATCCAAACTCAGTGAACTCATTAAATCTTATATCAATTCTTTCAGGAAAACGAACTACTTCGGGCTGGCTACGCAATGATATTGCTTGTTGTATGGTATCAAAATTGCATTGAGTATTGCGTTTATGCATCCATTCTTTTACATCTTGATCCTGTACAGGCCGATGCCGATTGAGTACTTTCGTCTGTGTGATATCAAATAAGGTATAGCAACGGAAGGTGTAACTCATACTACTATTTAACAGCCGTAAAAAAACCCTAGAAATTCCAGGGTTCTTTTATACAGATATTGATTAACCTGTGAATGTAGCTGTAGCTGTTGTTACAGTGGTATTAGCTGCACCGCCTGCAGTCAATGCAGCAACGACCGCTGCGTTCAATGTAGTAGTTGTCCATGCAGCGACTGGATAAACAGCCATTGCCAATGTGTCAGGACCTGCAGTTGTAAACTCATATATATAAACTGTAGCTAACTGTTGTGTAGCTTGGATGATCAAGCTAACTTGAGTACCAGTCAATGCACTTGATCCACTAGCTGTAACTGTGAAGAAGTCTAGCTTAGGACCTTGTGGTTGAACGGTGTTAGCTGTGCTAACTGCGTTTGCACCACTGTTTGTGTATGCAGGTGAATCAAAGTTGATTACCGGTAGCAAGTCGCCATTTGTTTTTGTAAATTGTGCCATTTTTTAAATCCTTAAATGTTTTGAAGCCTGTTGCTTCATAAGAATTATTTATCATTTATTACAAAAAAGTAGGTTTTGGGTTGTTATTTTGGATTGTTATTGTTGACTGGCCATAGCCTGTTGAACTCTTTGGCTTCGGTATTTCATTTCATTCAATTTCACGGCTTTTTCTTTAATGATTTAGCAAATCTTTGCTGATCCTTGCTTTTAATCGCACTCAATAGCTTTCGCTCTAATATCTGTGCTTGCTCTTCTGGATAGTGCTTACTAATTAACTCAAGTAAATTAATTGCACTGGTTATGATATTATGGGCTCTACTCTCAATAATGTGACTAGTATCACGATTATTTCCTAGTGCTTCTAATTCCTGCAGCAGGGATCGGGTTTGTTTTTGCATATAATTATCTTATTTGTATTTATGCGATTATCAAATAATTATTTCTTTAGAGAGTTCAATAAAGATTTTAACTTAGCTCCCTGTGCATCAGCATGTACGGTCCTAGTCAATGGTGCAATTGTTATTTCACCTGTGGCTTGATCAACGCTATAGCCAGAGACAGTAGATTGTGGTTTTAATGTACTCATAATGTCATTTGCACTAGATTTTGGAGCATAACTATCCTCACCCTCACCTCCTGAATCACTAATACGCATGGTTTCAACATCGTATTCTAAATCAATCTTCATTCCTACACCCGTTGAACTGCGGGATTTCATACACTGGATCTGATACTTTCCGCGTTCACGCATACTGCGACTTGTGAAAATACCAAACACATTATCTGCTGTGTTAATCTTACTGATACCACCTGCAATATGACTGTGGTCAAATTCTTGTTCGTCAACAGCACTACGATTCAACTGACTTGCAGTAACTAACAAGACACCAAGTTCCTTTGCTAGATTACGCAATTCTTCCGCAACATACTTGTCTTTAATAAACTGGTCATTTGGATTAACTTTGACAGATACTGGCATAACCAAGTCAAGATAATCAACCATAACAAAGTCAATCTTAATTGCGGTTTGAATCTGCACCTCTTTCAAATAAGCACGAATGTCATTGACATTACTTTGGGCAGGAAAATTCTTAACCTGATACTTACCAGATTTTTTGCCTGCCATTTTAACTCTAAGTTCTGTGGTATCAATGTCTTTGCGAATCGCCTTTGTACCCATCATAGTCAACATAGCATCTGTACGCAATGAAGTTAATTCTTCACTCAATTCTAGTGTGATGTATACCCCACTCATACCAGCTTGAATCCAACTTAATGCAATATTCATCATCACCAAACTTTTACCTGAACCACTGCCGCCTGCAAAAATATTCAATTCGCCTCTGCTCATTCCACCATACAGAATACGATCCATCTGTGGCCAACCAGTAGATACTTGTCCACCTGAATTAAAATACTTATTAATACGACCTTTTGGATCAGCAAAGTAATCCGTACCCATGTCTTTCTGTAAACTAATCTGTACCGCATCTTTGATTAGTTTCTCAACTGGTTCAAACTCACCCTTCTCTAACAAGTCTGCTGCTTTAAGAATCGCTCGTTCTAGTTCTTGCCGTTTGGTAAATGATTCAAACTCATCAAAGAACCATTCAAAATGCCCATCATTTAATTCTGGAATAGGATCAATATCTATACCAGTTGTTGCTTTAATCTGTGTTGTATCCGGTAATACTCTATATTTGTCTGTATGTGATTTAAACAACTCAGCCACCGGGCGTAGAGAACGCTCAAAGTTCTCACTGTTCATAATATTCATAACACGGGTATACAATTCCGCGTTGGTTATCATCATCCTCAGAAATAGTTTCTGAACATCGGCTGTATATTCCAACTGCTTTTTAGTTTCCTGCTTTGACAATTTTCTTCCTTCTCATTTCTATTTTGATTTTACTATTAGTTGCACTCTGTAGTATACTTAATAGTGTAGGTAGCTTACCATATTTAACGACTGCATCATTTACATCTTTAACATCACTATCCCAATCAGGTAAGCTAACACTATAACCCAATTCTAGTGCTTTATCACATAATGTTAGTCCTGTCTTATCTCTATCTGGAACTAGTATAATTTGTTTGTTTAAGGTACTTAACAAC